TCTAAAATAAGCTTGGTGGTGTCCCCCGTTGGCTTATCGCCAAGCTCTGCGGTAAGTGCCTTGGTTGACTCGCGTAAGTCGCGTAGCTTTTGGCCTATGGCTTCGGTTTTTTGGGCATGGCGGCTTAGGCCACTGCGGCTAATGGTTGCGCCATCATCTAAGCCAGACTCAATAATAAGGCTGTTTACGGCGTCGAGTATTTCGCCCTGGCTAAAGCGTTTATCGCGTAGCATTGAGTCAAGCTGCTTTTTAATGTCTTCTGGTAGCAGGTCTACTTTGCTGGGTTGGCCTCTGCGGATTGACTCGCTCATAGTTAACCTCGTGGCCCTGGGCGTTTAATGCCAGGCACAATGCTAATGCCCTCGGCTACGTCTATGCCCGATTGCGTTATACGCGCAACCCAAGTGTTATCTGTGAGTTTATCAAGTGTTATATAGCCGTTTTGCTCTAACCAATTAAGTAAGGTTTTAAGCTGATCGCGACTGCAACCCAATGCATAACGTTGTAGTACGTCGGCTAGCATACTGGTGTTAGCGCCAAAATCGGCGGATTCTTTAAGCGTTATTAATATGCTAATTCGTTGGTGCTCGGCTTGAACTTGTAACATTGCCATGGTGGTTTTTCCTATGGGTGAGGCTTAAGGGCTGGCACGGTTTCTTCTACTGGTTCACTGCATTCCATACAGCGATACAGTGTGTAATCGGTTATGCCTTTATTAAAATCGTTGGTTGTAACAACCTGAGCCGGTATATTTTTATAACAAGCCTCGGTTTTATCTTTGCCTGTAAGTACGGTGATTTTTGCGCCGCATTGACACTTATCGTTAACTATCGCCATTTCGCGTGCCTCTTAGTTCGTTTTCCATAAGCAGATCGGTTAAACGTTTTAGGTCGGTGAGCTGTGGGTTTAGCCCGTCTATTTTACCGCTTACTTCTATTAGGCGTTTATCTAGGTCGTGTAGGTCGTCTGCGTTGGGCAGGTCTTCTACTGTTTTTTCTACGGCACTTAAACGGCTTTCTAACACCTCATGCACCTTTTTAGTAACAAAGGTACTGCGCAACCATGCCAGTGCGCCTGCGCCAACTATGGCTACACAAACGGTTATAAATGCTTTTTGCCATTCCAATATAAAATCCATGTTAGCGCCTGTAGTGCTGTTGTTTTATTTCGATGAGTGATTGGCAATCAACACAGGTGCTACAGTTTTTAACCGCTTCACGGCGCTGCTTGGGTATGGTTATGCCGCACTCTTGGCAGTGCATAAACGCTGCACCGGGCTTATTTGCTTGTTCGCGATGCATTGATAGCGCTGCGTTTAAAAGGTGCTGTTCTATTTTTTGCGCGTCGTCTAATTTGCTCACTGCGGTTTCCTTACTTTTTCAATTACGTTTTTAATGCTTTGCTTAACGCCTGGTGCTGCCTTTTCAACGGTGCGGCCAATAACATAACCACCTATGCCTAGTTGCAGTAAGTCCCATGCTTGTGCTGATAAGCGAAACGCCAGCCAGCCAAACGAGTCAAAGCAAACCAGTATTAAAAACGTCAGCATGGTGATAGGCCGCCAATTGCGCTGTAGGGCGCTTTCGCCTTTGGCCTCAGCGGTAATAATTTGCGATTGCGCAGCGAGTACTTGGCCTTGCAGCTCTACAATTTTGCCCTCAAGCTCTAACACTTGGCTTTGTGCTGCGTTTTCAATGCGCTTAAGTTCGTTGGTAACGGTTTGGCGTTCTTCGTCGCTAGTGAATAAATTATCAATTAAATTGGTGACAGGCTCGACCACGTTAAACCAGTTTCTAATTGCCATTTTTATCTTCCTTACAAAGTCGGTGTTGGCGCTTGTGCTCTTTTTTAATTGCGGTCTGTAAGGCCTGCCATACCTGTTTAGCTTTGGGGTTATGGTCTAACATTTTATTGGTAAATGACTCTGGGTGCTGTGAGTTGTATTTTTTACCGGTGGCCTCTTCGTAGCTTGGCTTTACAACGTGCTGCTCAATTTCGCTAAACACTAAAGTAAGGGCTAGCTCTTTAATTACGGTATTTTGCGCCGTGGTGAGTGGCTTTACTTTAGCTACCATTAGGTTCTCCAAAACGTTGTGTAAGGGCATTGCGGGCGCGTTTATAGCTTTGCTGACCGTCTACACGTAATTGTATGTCGATGCCTCTAACCGATTGCCAACCTTTGTTAAAGTGGCTTTGCATAGTGCCGCAATGGCTGTGTAGTGGTATTTTGCGTGGGTCGAATGGCATGTTGTGCATGCGGGCGTCAACCTCTTGCTCCATGCGTTTGTCGCGACCTTTTTGATAGGACCAATCCCAGTTCACGCCCATTACGCCACCTCGCTTAGCTGGTTTACTGCAAACTCGGTTACATGGGCTAGGCGGTTATACCAGCCTTCTAGGTTTGGTTTTTGGCCTGAGTCGTTTGCACAAATACGGGCGTACTTACGGCCACGGTTTACGCTAAGCAGTACAATGAGGCTAAGGGCTGGGCGCTCAAGTATGGCATTTAAGGTGTTTGGCCCCATGCGGCCATCGGGTTTTGAATTAACTAGTCGCTGGGTGAGCATCGTCATGGCAGGTGCGCCGTGCTGTATTGCGCCATCTAGCAATATAAAGTCAGCACCTGTGGGGGATTGCTCACACATCATGGCACGCCAATAGTCACGATGATAAAGGCGTACAGCATGGGCAAGGGTTAGGTTTTTAATATCAAGCTTTGGGTATGCGCGCTGGCTAATGCCGTATTTTGTAAGGCCGCCACGGTCTGAGGCAATATTATTTAACCCGCCATCGCTACGCAAACCACCCTCTAAATACAAAATAGGTAATATGCACTGGGCAAATTTAAGCGAGTATGGTGCAAGTGCTGTTTGCACTTCAGGCACTTGTTCAAAGTAATTTAAGTTAAGGGAGTTAAATACGAACATACCGAAAAGCCTTGTTGTTTTTCGGTATTGTGGGGGGTCGTGCTTAGCTGTTGGCCGTGCGGGGTTTCGGGAAAGTTTAGTTAGTAAACATCAACGTTATAAGCGGCGTTGTTACTTGGATCAAACGCGCATTTATATCTGTAATCTTGCCACACATTGAGACTATTTTGAAATTGTATTTTATTTCCGTAGTAAATTAAGGTGCTGTTATCCTCATTCAACCACGCAAAACGATTGAATTTATCGCCTAAAACGCCGTCAGTCCATTTAAAATTATATTCTGCAAAACGCTCTATTTTAGGACCGCACGCTTTAATTGCTGCAAACACATTTTGTTCGCCCCAGCAACTTAAATTCCCGGCACAATTAAGTTTTGTTGCATCGTAGGTTTTTGATGGTGATTTTTTAGCGGTGGGTTTGTTTAGGTAGCTAATACCAATCACGATTAATGCGATAGCACATACTGCTAATTGTATGAGTTTAGTGCGGCTAAGTTTTTGCTTAGGTTTGCGGAATGACATATTAATTTCCCTATTAAAATTTTTGTTAACTCTAATGCAGGTAAGATTAAAAATAAAGCGCTATGTTTAAGGGCCATAAAAAAGCCGCATTGCGCGGCTTTTTTATATTAAGTCAATTTTATAATGACTGTCTACTCATTAGGTAACATTGCACGGATTTTGAGTTACTATGATTTGGCTGGCTGTTAGCATACTAGGACGCTTAAACAACAGCGCTCTGCTTTGCAGGTCATCTATGCTAGCTGTCCTGCCGTTGATTGATAATAACTTTACACGGCCAGTTATTTGACTTGTTACCGTTTGGTATCCCTCTTGCTCTTTAATGTTTTTTAACCAACTAGCGGCACGATTAGTTGATACACCAAACTCTTGGGCCAATGTTAGCGAGTTATAAAACTGCTGGGTTTGTAGCATTTTTTCAGCGGCGTTTATTGTGCTGCTCATTGACTTAGCTCCTTTACTTTTTGCTGTAGTTCGGTAATGCCTTGTAACAACTTGTTTGGCTGGTGAATAAGCATAAACTCTAAATCGCCTGCTTTTACGCTTTCAAGGGCTGCGGGGGCTTTAGCTATAAGCGGTGCGCCTACTTCGTCTATGAACTTGCTTTCGTCTTGCATTACGTGCAGCTGTATTTGTATGTCGGTGTGCTGCATTTGCAGTGTGCCCAGTAGCACGTAGTTGTTTGGGTGTTTGCCCTCTAGCATGTCGATTATTAGCGTATCTACACACTCTACGGCCTCGGCTGCTACGTTTACGGCTTCACTCATTGGGGCTTTACTCATTACGTTGCTCATTAAAATAGTCTCCGCTGGCGGCGTTCGGTTTCTACAATGCGTTGGTGCTGGATTATTTCAGCAATGCGGCGCTCTGTTAGTTTAAATTTATTGGCAAGCTGTTCGATGTTGTTGCCTTTGTATTCTTGCCATATTTGTATATCGCGCAGGGCTGCTTTTAGGCGTTGGTCGGTGGGTATGTATACGTCGCGACCGCCAAAGTAATGGCCTATTGCTAAGGTTATGGCCTCGCCTACCCCTTGCGGGTTGTTTACGCTAGCTTTGGTTAGCTGTGTTTCAATAAGCAATGCAAGCGATTGTAAGTTACTCGGCCAGCGTTTACGTACTTCGGCTGCATCCTCAGTAGATAGCTTACTTAGGCAGTCTTGCAGCTCTTCGACGCTTTCGCCAAACAGCTCAGATTGCTGCTCTTGGTTATTTTGCATTTGGTTTTCCTCCATAGCGGCTCATTTGTTCTAAATAGGCTTGCTGAT